TTTAATTAAGTAGGGAGCTACGTCTACACCTTTTTTAGCTTTGATTATTCCTGACTTTTCTAATCTACCCATCGCTGATCGTGAACCTGCAGTAACAGCCATTCCAACTTTTGCTTTTTTAGGTCCCCAATCTTTTCTTTTAGTTCCTGATGGATCTTTTATTTTACCCGCACATATTTTTGATGCGTATGCATTTGCATAAGCTGACGGGTATACTTTGAATTTTCTTTTGGCAGCTGATTTGCCTCTTGCACATAATTTTGTCATTTATTTTTTCCCTCCTCGGAAGATTTGTGTTCCTTTAATTCCATATATTGATGCCACGACAAGGATCCAAAGATTTGTGAACCATGACGGGAGCTGCGAGAACATGTCAAAGAACAATTTTACTTTGTCCATCGCTGTTGGGTCATCCGATATCACTGCCCACGCGAGCACCAACACGGGCAAACTTAATATTACGAGGACCGCCTCGTCCTTCCAGTCCGATTGCCTTGCTTCTAATAATTTACCTTGGTAAGCTTCCTGACCTTGGGCCATCTTAGTTGCATGCATAAGCTGTGCTTCTGACATAGCCATCTTCGTCTTCTGCTTGTTAGCGTAGATTTTGCTTCCAGCACTAACTGCTAATTTTATTGCGCTTAACCACATTATAATATTTCTCCTGTCTTCTTTGACACATATATACTATCAAAAGATCAATACATTCGAAAGCCCTAGGACCTGATAGTCTCCATCTCCAGGTTTGAGTCCAATGAGCCTTTCTAAGCTTTACTTTCATTACATTACCACCAAAAAAATTAGAAAATCTATCTAAAATATCTTTATCACACATCTCAATACCACATTGAAATGTTTTTCTTCCATTACCCTTACCCCAAATACCAAAACTTCCTTCACCATCAAACAATCCAGCTAGAAAAAGTATTTTATTTTTTTCTGAGAGACTTTCGTAAGAGTTTTTTTGCATCTTGAATTTTAATTCCTTGTGGATTTGGTCCTCTCTTAGGCGGTGGCCCAGATCTTACTCCTCCACTTAGTCCTTTTTCGTTATTTCTTCTCATTTACGTCTTTTGTATCTTCCTTTTGATCTTACTTTTTCTTGACCAAATTTTTTTGAAGTTTTGTAACTTGAACTTAAAATATAATCATCTGCCATTTGTTCAATTTCTTTGATATCATCAGCTTCTATTTTTTTTTCTGATTTTTTTAACTTAGCTTTTAAATAACTAGCTGCGTTTTTATAAACTTTGTTACCAAGTTGGTATCTAGACATTATTTTTTCTCAAGTTTTTGCCTTGCTACATCTAATCGTTCATCAGATTGTTCATCTTGTTGAATTAATCTATCGTAATCAAATTCTAATCGTGCTGCAGCTCTTTGGTTTTCTTGTTCGGCTCTAAATTTAGTTTCTTCAGCTTTTCTTTGAAGATCCATTGCTCTTAAATCAATTTCTTGTTGTTTAATTTTAATTAATGGGTCTTCTTTGTTCTGAGATGCGTTTTCAGTTTGAACTAGTTCAGAAGTTATCTGTGCTGCAACCTTTGCAACCTCTGATTCAAACATAATTTCAAATTGTTGCGGATCCTGTTGAGCCATTTGTGCCATTTCAGGATTTTCCATGACCATTTGTTTAACTTGTGCTTTAGCTTTGAATGAAACGTGGTCTGAAATGTGTGATTGTAGTAATGCATACACCTGAGGATTAATTTGAACCATTCTTGATGCCATAAACGCCATGTGAGCAGCAATATGTGCATCGTGATCTTGAAATTCAAACGCTGTAAGCAACTTCATCTGTAGTGCACGTGCGTTTTCTTTTGCAGGATCTAAAGGTTCTGGTTGTTTTGGTGGTGGTTTTAGAATTTGATCTATAGTTTTAGTTCCAAGTGCTTCATAAACACGTCTATACGCTTCATGTAAGTTGTGCATCTGTGGATTTGACTGTGCAATTTGCAATTGTGCCTGTGCTAACGTCACTCTTTGAGCCATAGACATAATATTTGGGTCTGCAACCGGTAAAATATCGACTCTGTTATCAAAATCTGCTTGTTTTATTTGTCTTGGGCCACCGTAAACATCGTAAGGATACTCTGGTGGTAAATATTCTCCGCAAAGTCTTGCTAAAATTTTAAATTCAAGCCTCATTGCGTAGTAACAACGCTTGTGAACACCACTCATGACACGTGATCCTCTTTCCATCAACGCCATTGTAGTACCAACTGCTCTATTTTGTGTGTCATTACCAACTGCAGTATCTGTTATCGCTGCAAATTTTTGTCCTGCTTGAACAACAAAGCCCATCAAGTTGTAAAGTGTTGGTGATGGTTCTGTAAATGGTAGATTAAAAAACTGATCTCTAATATTTCCGCCAGGCGCATCAACATCTCTGAACTCTCCTGGTTGAATTGGTTGGTCATCATCTCTAACTCTTATACCTCTAGACTTAAATCCTGCGGGTAAATTTTTTAAAGTACCTGCATCAATCAATTGTCTTAAAGATTGAGTTGCAGCTTGTGATAAACCACCGATCATGTGTGTTAAACCAAAACCATAGAAACCTAAACCTGGTAAAAATTTATAGTGAACAAAATATTCTGTTCTTGAATAACTTAGATCACCTGGTTTGTAATTTCTGTAAATAGATAAAACTTCTCCACTACCTTCATCAATAGTTACGATGTATGGAATTTTAATTTTTTTAGCTTTGTCATCAAAGTCTTCGTAGTCATCTAGATTTAAATCTACATGCATTTCAAGGATTGTATTTAAATAATCTGAACCGGTACCTTTTACACCTTCAAGTTCATTTAATTTTTTCTGTACTGAATCTGGTTCTGAACTGCTATCAATTAATTCTATGTCTCTATAAAAACCTGCAGCCATTTTCTTCGTGACTTCATTCTGTGTCATTTTAATAACGTGAGTTATTCTCTCACAATCTTTTAAATCAGATGCGTAGTATGGAACTACTAAGTCTTCTGCTGGAATAAATTTAGATACAGGTCTATCTAGTAATGCATCGTAGTAAATTTTTTTAAATGTAGATCCTGATAGTGGTAGATAAAATAACATCTGATCCATATCCGTTGTGTAATCTTCCATCTCCTCCATCAGCAGGTAATTCATATAATCTTTAACTCTATCTGCTTGTTGTTCGGTAGCCGGTGTTTGTAAACCTATGACTTGTGTTCGTACAGGCCCATCAGATGGTACGAGTTCTTTGTATGCTTGTGCTTGGAATTGTGTAACTGATTCAGCTAACAATGGATGCGTGACACCGGAAGCACCTTTAAATGGTTTTGTTACTTCCTGGTACTTAGTTCCTAATAAATCTAAACCTTTGATGTAGGCATCTTCCCATTCTTTTCGAGAAGTTTTATCTTTTTTGTATTCTTCAATAAGCTCCATGGCCATGTCCTTAAGCTCTCGCTCGTCCATGTCCTCTGCTAAGTTTGCATTAAAATCGTCTTGAGATCTTTCCTCTTCTACCTGTTCTTCCCCTTCAACTTCTACGTCAATTGGAAGACCATCAGGTTGTTCAACTACTTCTTCTGCTAATTCTTCTGTTACTTTTTCTACTGCCATGATTAATTGTACCTTATTGGTTTAAACATATCCACTACAAGTCCACCTTTTGACTTGTAAGTTTTTTGTGTATTTCTCATTAGTGGAACCACTTTAATCGCATATGCATCAAAATACAAGCGTGGATCTCCTTCTGGAATATTCTTAGTTCCCTTTTCAGGATTCATACCAGAACTACTGTGGTATGTACTTTTAATTTCTTTTCCTTTTAATGGATGATCTGTTGGATATTTAAAATTATCAGTGCTAACATTTTTATATGGTTTTGTTGGATCAGATAAAGATATTTTAGTTGGCCCTGCTTTTGATCCATAGAACCTTGCGTTCTTAGACATTACATCTGGAATAACTGCTTTACCTTTTTTACCGATACCCTTACCGTTTGAGTATCCGTAAAATCTTTCATTACCCGCTTTATACCCTTGTCTGAAACTTACTTTGTCAAACGGGGCAACGGCTACGTAATCAACATTCTCACGTGCAGCCTTCTGCATTAAATATTTAATTGCATGATCTCCGTATGAATCTGCCTCAACCATTGGGAAGTAATCTTTTTGATTAGAATTATAATCTCTTTGAGATGAAATTCTTTTAAGTTTTGTATTAATATCTTTCATGGACGCACTAATAGCATTCACTCTACCAAACTCATTGTTTGCAACTGCATCATCTAAATCTTTAAGCATCTTACCACGTTGGCTTACAAGCAGATTTATTTCTATATCTGCATTAAAAGGATTAACTCTTTGCTCTCCTGAAAGTTGCTGGGCTTTAGTCATACTTTTAGCAATTTTCTGGTTTACATCAGATTGTATTTCATTAATCATAAATACTTTTTTTCCATCAGGTGTGAACCTTGTATCGTATCTAATGTGATAAATATTATTTGCATCACCAATCTCATCTCCAAAGTGTCCACCTTTATTTCGAAGCGATGCGTTAGTTGGAATATCTTCAGGTAAAGTAAATATAGTTTCTCTGTAGTCTTTACCACCCTGTAGTGTGTAATTAGATTCGCCACCGTATCTTGTCTTTGTAGCCTGCATTGGTCCAACTTTATTATTTATTTCACCAATGACTTTGTTTAATGCTTTCTTTTCATCTACAGGAACTAATCCAGAGTTTGTAAAATTTTTTAACGATTCATTTAAATCTCTTAACGCTGATCTACTTGGAACACCATCATCTGCTTTTAAATAATATTGTAACTGATCTAACTCATATTTTAGAGCATCGTTGTCTTTGTATTTAACTTGTAAATCTCTAACAGTATTTCTTGCATTCTTCGCTGCTACATCAAATGCTTCTTGTGCACCTTTGTTTACACCAAGTTCAATTGGTTTTAATCTATTGATAGGGTTTAATTTTAACATTGCTCCTACTTCATTAGCATCGAGCTTTAGACCAAATTTCTTTGCTGCATATAACAGGCCACCTGTTAGGTCTCCTGCTTCATTGAATACTGCTAAATTAGAATCAAATAATTCTTCTTTGGATACACTAACTTCTTTACCGGCAAAGGGTCCTGAATCATATTTAAATCTTTTTTGTTCACGGACAGTTTTCTGTGCAGGCTTACCAAATATTTTAAAGTTTACTTTTCTAGTAGATGTTAAATGATCTAACCACTCATCAGCAGTGTACTTTGATCTACCCATTCTCATAGCCCAGTCATATGTTGATGAACCAAAGCTAGGTGCCATGTCATCACCCATCTGAAGGGGTTTTGTTTTCTTTAAAACTACTGGTGGGTTTTTTAATTCTCTAACAGCTAACTCTTGTCCCTGAGCCTGTGACGGTTTTGGTTCGTAAGTTATTTGTCTTTGTTGTTGTCCGGTAGTCGGTGTTGCTGAAGGCTTCTTCGCCTTAAGTAATTCCTTACCAGCTCTAAGTAATGCCTTTAGGGACATTGTCCCTCCTATGTAATTTTAGTAGGTCTTGTTCTACCTAGTTTGCATCCACGTGCTTTTACACTTACGCCTTTAGAATATCCCATAGGCTTTTGCATCATTCCGCCACCCATATTTCCCTTTACTCTAAATTCTTTAATAGTTGTATTTCGATTAGCTGGTCCTTCTTTTACAGGCCTCAATAAAATTAAATCTATTTCTTTTTTTTTCTTTTGTTGTCGTGATCGTGATGCTGGTCTTCCTGCTGCTCTTCCTAGTCCTCCCAAAGGTCCTGCTCCTGGTTTTGTTCCATGTTTATAACCCATAGGCTTTTGCATCATTCCGCCACCCATCATCGTAGGGGTTTTTGGATTTGGGTTTCTAGAGCTGTTATCTTTTTTAATAGGTCTGTTTTTAGAACCCATTCTATTATTCAATGATTTTGCTTTATCAATATCTCTATCAGTCAGTCTATCTTTGTCTTTCATTTTTTTTGCAAGTTTGTACGCTGCAGATGCTGCGGCTGTTACCGGTGAAGCTACAGAAGCTACGGTACTAGCAACTCTCTTAGCAGTATCTAAAGCTTCTCTTCTTTTAATTAATTTTTTTAATCTTGGACTCTGATCTGGTCCTTTTACTCTTGGGTTTTTAAAAGTGAAACCGTCTTTATTAAATTTAGAAGAGTAATCTCTTAATTTACCTGGTATACCTGAATCATAACCACCACCTTTAGAATAACCCATAGGCTTTTGCATCATGCCACCACCCATTTTTTTATCTTTTTTCATTTTACCTTTTAGGTATTGTTGTGCAGCGACTCCCGCAGCAGCGATAGGTAAAACTATTTTACCGATTCTAGTTGATGCTAATGCTTTTTTAGCACCTGCTAATTTCAACCTTCTTTTATTAAATTCAGATGCAGATTCTCCAGGTTTAAAACCTTTTGCTTTTCTCATAGCTTCCATTGACTTAAATTTTTTCTTACCTTTACCAATTTTAGCACCTGGTCTAACACCTACAATTGTAGTAACACCTCTTTGGGCTTTAGGAGTGCTAGCTTCAGCTGAAGCATCGAAGGTACCTAAATAACCTTGAAACAATTTTCCTCTTTTAGCTTTCATAACTTTACCTGGTTGAACCTTCTCATCTTGAAGACCCATGCCTCTGCCTTTTGCTTTTTCTTCTCTTAAAACTTTAAAATCTTTTTCATCTAATTTATTTGGTGGTGGAGCTTTGGCAGCTAATTTTTTTTGTTTTGGACTCATAGAATCTCCTAATAATATTTATACTCTTTTTCTAATTTCATTGGAGGATCATCCCAATCATCAGAATATGTTGAAACAAATCCACCTTGTCGATATCTTAACACAGCTTGTGTCATAGAATCAACATAGTCATCATATTGTCCATTAGGAAACGCTGCACATTCCTCAATTACTTCCTGTGCCCAGTGTTCGTCTAAAGGTGCCCACACCATACCAGATTCAAACACAGGTGCACAGCTATTTATTCTAGTATGCTTGTCTCGTCCTCTAGCTGGAACATAATCAATTACAGGGATTCCTGCACGTCTAAGTTCATGAATTAACGGTGTACCACTAGCTTTAGCTTCAATGATCACGGTTTCCGGTTCCCAGTAATGGTATTGCTCTAAGGCAACATTTTTTAAATCTGGAAAATCATAACGTCCCTTTTGAGCATCTAATAATATAATTGCTTTCTCATAACCTTCTA